TCATTGCTCTAGCAACATTCCACAGTGGTAATTCTTCTTCCTCCGTAGGAAACACAATAGCTTCCTTCATTTTTAAGTATTTGCTGTAGCTTTGCCATTTGGCTCCTAATTTAGAAATTAATAATCGAGAAAAGCCTGTACAATCTACATAGAAATCATATTCATAAGTGTTAGTCTTGCTTTGAAGTTTTCTTACAGCACCAAAATCATTAAGCACTACGTCTTCAATCTCGTCATCCATCACGTTACAACCTAAGTCCATTGCTTTTGCTGTTAAAAAGTCATTAAGTTTATGTGTGTTAAAATGATATTGGCTTACACCGGTTTCATTTATGTTTTCTTCCATGAATTTATTAAACGGCAAATGGCTATTCCAGGTATACTCTCCTACTAATTCTCTTGGATGTGGATTGTCTTTGATTAATTTAGCGAACATCATCGGCAATCCTAAATGTTCGCTTACAAATGGATCATGTACGCTTTGTAAAAAATCTCTACTACTCCAATCTTGGAACATGATTCCTGATTTAAAAGTAGCATCAGTATTTTTTATTAAATCTCCAGCCTGGATACCCATAAAATCCATAAAAGCTGACCAATGTTCTGTACTTCCTTCGCCGACACCAATGGTTCCAATCTTGGAACTGCGTATGACATCCACAGTAAAGTCAGGATAGCTCTTTTTTAAGATAAGTGCGGCAACAAAACCAGCTGTTCCGCCACCTACAACACAAATTCTCATTTCATTTCCTATTCATCAAACGTATACCAACCAGACACAATATACTTAACACCTTTATAGATAGGATTTCCTCTATGTGGATGCGTATAATACGCAGGAAAGAAAACTAACTTGCCTGGTTCTGGTTTAATTTTAACACCCTGATATAAAAACTCTGTTTCGCCGCCTTCTTCTACAGCATTTAAGTACAAAGTATAAGCCATTACTCTAGCACTTGTACAAAGATCAGCACTTTCACAATGCCAAGCATGATATCCTTGGTGTGGTCTTGTTTTTTGTATGCTCATTCCTTTAGGAGAATGTTGAACTACCGCTCTTAGACTGTCATATTTCTTTCCGTACTTTTCTTCGTATGTTTTTACGACAGTTTGATAGAAAAATTTACACAAATCCGCATCAACATGGAACATGTTATTGTGATTTGATAGATCCATAAAAATTCTTTCGTCTTGATTCTTAAATCCTGTCTGATGTTCAGTCAATTGCATCTGTGCACGTTGTTCAAATGTTTCTATTAACTTTTTACAGTACTCAATTGGAAATACATTCCTATATTCTTCAATGCCATTAAAGTTATCTTCCATTTTACCTCCTAAATAAAAAACTGCTGGTTTAATCTGTACACATCATTGGTAAACATACCTGGTTTTACGTATGCTGTATGCCAAACATTTTGTAAGTACAGTACCATCCTATTGAATTTCATAGGAACCATACCTGTCATTGTCCAATCATTTGTAGATTCTGTTATGTAACCTGAAACAGGTTCATTCACATTGGTTCCTACGTATTCATAAAACGAAGTTCCACCATTACTTTCGTTTTCATTGTTTAAATAGATTGTACTAGCAAAGTGTAACCCACTAGGATTGTCCATATGAGGTTTTACAGCAGGTAAATTTTCTGATTGCATAACATTAACCATAAAAGTTGCTCTTTTAAAACTATCTTCCATTGCTCCTGCTGGCCATTGTTCCATTATTTCTGGAAAATACTGAGTACACAGCTGATCAAATATCCATGCCATTCCATCTAAGACATAAAAAGCGTTCACTCTCCAAGCGGGGTTGCCTCCCCTAATTCTTTGATTTTTCGAAGCAGGTATGTCCAAAGCTAATTGCCTAACCTTGTCAGGATAAGCATAAAAGTCATCCACCACGACTACTTTATCATTGTTAGAACCAAAAGTTTCTACTTTTACAAAGTAATCAGGGTTAATTAAAAAAACTTCGTCTTCATTTATCTGATTTTTCTTCATCTGGTCTCTCATTTATGGTAAAGTTGGCACTTATCGTTGACCTAACCTCATCAGAATTATTTGTAGTTACATAATGTTCAAGAACACTAGGAAAAAATACAATATCTCCTTCTTCTAAAGGAGGTGTAATCCTATTATTGTAGATAAAATGTCCCGAGGTAAGCAAAGGAAGTTTGCTATTATGGAAAAAGTCATAAGTATTTCTATAAAACACAAATTTTCCGCTGTCTTTTGGAAGATTCATCATGTAAGCACAACTAATAACACATGCTCCCGCGTGATTGTGTAATTCTTGGTTTTGATTTTTTCCGTATCTGTTAAGCCAGCACTCTACTCCATATTTTACAGGATAATCAACACCTAAATGATTAAGATAATCATTAAGTGCCATTACTGCTCCTTTTAAAAAGTTTTGAAATGGCAAATTATTAGCTTCAGGTAGGCCAAAAGTAGTATCTACGTCACAATGCCAGCCAGGATTCTTTCCAAAATTGTTATCGTCTTTGATTACTTCAGCAAAATCTTTTTGTACAACCTCATGATTGCTTAACTTTGTAGAATATACAGGTATGGGATAAATTTCATGGAACATCAGTTTTTCAATTCTATAATCTTTCCAAATTCTGGAAGATACAAATATTCAATTTCGCTGTTGTATAGCGTTCTTACCGCATCATCCAAAGTTTCAACCAATGGTTCTCCTCCCAAATTAAAACTGGTATTAAAGATTATAGGCACTCCTGTCTGATTGTAAAACTCTTCAATTATATCATAGTAGTGCTTATTTTGTTTTTGTGTCACAGTTTGTATTCTACAAGTTCCGTCAACATGTATAATACTAGGAATTTTTTCTGCTACACCTTCTTTACAATCCATAGCATACATCATGTGTGGTGATTGTTCCATACCTTTCATGTCAAACCAGTCGTGGGCATGTTCTAAAAGTATACTACCAGCAAATGGACGGAAGTACTCTCTGCGTTTTACTCGATTTACGTGGTCTTTTCCGTCTTCAAACGTAGGATCAAACAGTAAACTTCTGTTTCCTAATGCTCTAGGACCGTTTTCTGACTTTCCTTGCCATACAGCTACTATGTTTTTTTCACGAATTATTTCTACAGCTTGTTTATGGTCACAATCTTTGATGTTAGCATTGTATTTTTCAGCTGTTTCTGTAATCTCATTTAATGAAAGATGGTATTCAAAGCCTTCATATATTGTTTCGGCATATGGTCTTACTGTTTTATCTTTGGTCAATGAATGATAAGTTAGTAACGCCGCACCTAAAGCAGTCCCAGCATCGCTTGAAACAGGTTCTACATATAGTTTTATACCTTCACTGTTAAGTTTATCCAGATACCAGTAATTAGCAACACAGTTCAAAGCATATCCGCCACTGAGTACAACGTTTTTGTTACCGGTCATTTCAACTGCTTTGAATATAAGTTTTAAAACTTCTTCTTGCGATTCAGCTTGTACAGCGTATGCCATATCTCTTCTATTCTCTAAAGTGGTAAGATCAACCTTGCTGTTGAGTAAATCTTGAGAACTATGTAAGTAATCATACTTGCCGTCGTTGACTAAAGCGGCATTAGGATAGGTTGGTATTATCACACTCCTATCTGAAGTTCTCCATTTACCACCATTTCCGTCAGTATATATGGACGGGATGTCTTTATTAGGTTTTCCATAAGGAGCAAGTCCCATGGTTTTACCTGCTTCAATTGGTTGAAATCCACAATATTGTGTAACCGCTTCATAAGCCTTGGTGATTCCTGCTGTATCATCTAATACCAACTCATGAAATCCTTCTTCACCTTCTCTCTCACTAGGAATTTGTTGTACATGAGTACCCGGATACGGTCCATTACCGCCTTGATGCTTGTAAAGAGTCTTAAACGCATCAGGATAGTTACATGTAAATATGCTTTCGCACTCCCAAGTCATAAATTCTTCATTATACAATCCAGCATTTATGTTCATTGGAATAAAAGTTCCTGCTCCATCAACAATAACTGCTGTTGCACTTTCAAATCCTGATCTGTAAAAAGCACATGCCGCATGTAGCTTGTGATGTATGTGACTTAAATCTATAACTTGTCTGTGCTTACCTTCCATGCTGTAAGCAGAATCCTTGCCATCGATTAATCCTAACTTTCTAGCAAGTCCTGTATAAACATCACCGCCACTGAAATCTACCCTACTTGATTCCTCTAATGGCTGAGTGTGAGCTACAACTAGATAATCTAATTTATCTGTGTAGTCTAA